TGGTTTAAATGTTAATAAAGGAGATGATTTGTATTTTAGAATAGTTACACCTAATTGGGGATCAAAACCATTTGGAACAACCCATAACATAATATTAACCTTATTACCATATCATCTGTAAATGGCAATTTTATCAAATAGCGGAATATCTTCGGGAAGTATAGTTCAAACAACTCATATTACTCAAATAATAGATGCCTTTACTGGTGTACAAGAATATGATATAACTTTATCTGGTTCTCTTATATTAACTGGAAGTTTAACTTTTGGTACTATTTCAAACAATATTCAAGGAACAGCATCAACATCCACCTCTTCTTCATACTCTACAAATTCAATTTCTTCATCAATAGCTAGCACTTCAAACAGAGCTCAAAACGAAACAGTTATTATAACGTTTACACATTCTTCTTTAAATTTAGTGGGTGGAACAACATATTTTATTGGAGGAAGCCATATTACAACATCTGGTTCACTTGACCCAAATAACATACCTAGTACTTCTGCAGGATTTTCTTTAACAGGACCATATATTTTACAAAAAGTTAGAGTAGCTGCTGTAAGTTCAACTATTGGTTCTGGTGGATTCAATAGTAGTATGGCTATAGGAAAAAACTTTGAAAAAGTTTATGATTTTGGAAGTAATGTTACATATAATAGTCGTGTTTCAATGACTAAAGAAAATAATATTAATCTAGAAATAGAAGATGGAGATGTAATAACATTCCAAATCATACCCTCTAATACAGGAACCCCAGCAACTGGAGTAACCCATAATATTCAATTATATTTAGTAACAAATGGCTAATACACTATCAAAAACTGGAATCCAGGATAACAATACTATTAGAGTATGGCATATTACTCAATCTGTTGATGCATTTACGGGTACTAAAGCATATAATATAACATTATCTGGTTCCTTAGCTGTTGTAGGGGATTTAAATTTAAATACTAATCCAACTGGCACATTAATAGGTAATGCTGCTTTTTCTCCTACCTCATCATTTTCACAATATAGTGTTACTTCTAGCATTGCATCAACAGCTAGCATTTCATATGATGTTTTAACATTCCAAATGTATCATCATGAAGCTAACCCTACACAAAATACACTATACTATTTTGCTATTAACCCTTCAGGGTCTGTTTTAACTACTACTACATCAAGTGTAGGAACATTTTTACCTAAAGAATTAAGAATATTAAGTGCTAGTGTAACTTCTTTTGTAAATGGAACTTTAGCTAGTGCCGGAAATTCAACCTATGCTTTACGCCTAGAGGGAACTACTGTTCATTCTTTTACAAACCAATTAAACCACTCTAGTTCATTCCAATATTTTATAGAAAAATTAGATACCGATCAAGTTGATTTTAATGTTAATGATTTAGAATTACCTCTTTATATGGAATGGAGAACACCAACTACTTGGATTACTCCTCCAACTTCCGTATCTCACAATATAGTATTTTATTGCACTAGAAAATATAGTGCCCCTTAATATTTATAAATAATAAAAACAAAACAAAATGGAAACAGTTACAGAAAACAAAGTTTTAAATCAAGAAGAATTACAAACTTTAAAAACTCTTCAAGAAGAAACACAAGCACTAGTTTTAGAGTTTGGAGAAATTGAAATGATTAATCTTCAACTCGAAGAAAGAAAAAACAAAGCAAAATCCTTTTTAAGTGATTTAGCAAAAAAAGAACAAGATTTTACTCAATCGGTATTTGAGAAATATGGAAAATGTAATATTAACCCTCAAACAGGTGAAATTACTCTTATTTCTTAATATGTATAAATAAAAATAATGGCAGAAGAAATATTATTGTCCCCTGGGGTCTTAGCAATAGAAAATGACCAATCATTTATAACTCAACAACCCGTCCAGGCTGGAGCTGCAATCATTGGTCCTACAGTTAAAGGACCAGTAGGAATACCTACAGTAGTAACAACTTATAGTGAGTATTTAAACAAATTTGGTGACATTTTTATAAGCGGTAGTCAAACTTATTCATATTTAACTTCAATTTCTGCTTATAATTATTTTAATAATGGTGGGTCTACATTATTAGTAACCCGAGTAGTTAGTGGATCATTCACACCTGCTACTTCATCTTTAATCCCATCTTCAACAGCTGCTACTTCTGCTTCAGCAAATATTAACTTAACATACATTTCAGCTAGTGTTGCTTCTGTTGGTTCTAGTTCATTTAATGTAAATGGAATTACATTTTTCTTTACAGGTTCCAATGTAGCTAATACTTCTACAGTTGTATACCTTAACACATCATCATTTGCTGCTTCTACTGTTGCTAACTATGTAGCTACTGCTTCTGTTGTATTTACAGTTAGTAGTTCTGTTGCCCCATATAGTGCATCTTTTTTAAATATTTCTTCTAGTACATCTTCACCTAACATAACATTTACATATGTTGGACAAAATGGTTTGCTAGGAAATTCACAATATGTTGTTTCTGGAAGTACTACAACTTTTTTCTCTGGAGGTACAAACACTGAAGCATTTGTATTAGAAACATTATCTGAAGGAGAAATCATGAATAGTACAAGTACCCCAAATGCAGATGGTACTTTACCCTCAGGCTCTGTAGATAATATTAGATGGCAAATAATTTCTCCAAATGTTGCTACTGGAACATTTTCATTAGTGATTAGAAGAGGAGATGATTCAACAAACTCTCCAACAGTATTAGAAACTTGGGGTCCATTATCGTTAGATCCTTTTTCTTCAAATTATATTGAAAAAGCAATCGGAAACCAAGTTGAAAGTGTTACCCAAGATGATGGTGAATACTATGTCCAACTCTCAGGCAATTATCCTAATCTATCTAAATATGTAAGAGTAAAACAAGTAAATACTGCTACTCCAAACTATTTAGATAACACAGGAAACCCAAAACCTCAATATACAGGTTCTATCCCTTATACTTCAAATGGAACTTTTGGAGCAGCTCAAGGAAATATTTTACCTTCAACTGCAGGAACATATTATGAAAATATTGGAGAAACCAACCCACAAGGCATCCCAGTATCAGCATATAATGAATCCATAAATTTATTAGCTAATAAAGATGCTTATAGATTTAACTTAATTACAGTACCTGGATTAGTTTACGGGTACCCCTCTCATGTCTCAGCGTTATCATTATTGATATCTAATTGTCAAAATAACGGGAATGCAATGGCTGTTGTTGATTTAACAGGATATGGAGCTAATATAGCTACTGCTACTCTTAATGCCTCAGGTTTAAATACTTCATATGCTGCTACTTACTGGCCATGGTTAAAAACTTTAGACCCAGGAACAGGCCAACAAGCTTGGGTACCTGCTTCAACTATGATCCCTGGAGTATATATTGCTAGTGATAGTGCTTCAGAACCATGGTTTGCACCTGCTGGTGTTAATAGAGGAGTTATACCTAATGCTATTATGGCTGAAAGATATTTAACTCAAGGTAATAGAGATACGTTGTATGAAGCTAATGTTAATCCAATTGCTACTTTCCCAAATACAGGAGTAACAGTATTTGGGCAAAAAACATTGCAGAAAAAAGCAAGTGCTCTTGATCGTGTAAATGTTCGTCGTTTGTTAATAGAACTTAAAAATTATATTTCTCAAGTAGCGGATACATTAGTATTTGAACAAAATACTATTGCTACACGTAATAACTTTTTGTTACAAGTTAATCCATACTTATCTTCTGTACAACAAAGACAAGGTTTATATAGTTTTAGAGTAGTAATGGATGAAACTAATAATACCCCTCAAGTAATAGATAATAATCAATTAGTAGGTGCTATTTATTTACAACCAACTAAAACGGCTGAATTTATTTATCTGACATTTAATGTATTACCAACTGGAGCTTCTTTTGAATAAAAATAGTTTTTGAATAAAATAATAATATTTATAACAAAACAAAACATTAAATAAAAAATGGCAAACTTTTCAGTATCCCCGGGAGTAACTACAAGTGAAATCGATAACACATTTTTAACAGGTCAACCTGTACAAGCAGGAGCAGCAATTGTTGGACCAACAGTTAAAGGACCTGTTGAAATTCCTACATTAGTTACATCATATGCAGATTATGTAAACCGATTTGGAGATGTTTTAATAAGTGGAAGTAATACTTACTCTTACCTAACATCACTTTCAGCTTATAATTATTTTAATAATGGTGGAACTTCATTAATAGTTGCTCGTGTCGTATCAGGTTCTTATACACCTGCTCAAAGTACAACCGTTACTAATGGATTAGTAGCAACCCCAGGAGCTACAGCTTCTTTTACAATTAATGTATCTACTTCAATTACAGGTAGTTCTACTGGATCTTTTTTTGGAATTAGAATTTCAACAACAGATAATGAGTATTGGGTAGTACCAAACACTAACTTTTCTCAGTATAATACTTTATCTGATATATATTATACTTCAAGTGGTGCTGGAACTAATGCTAACTTTGATAACTATATAGCAGCTGTTGTTAGTACAATTAATGATCCTAATGCAGATTTTGACATGTTAGGTATTACAGCTAGCTACTCTTCTCCTACCCTAACTATTTCAGCAATCTCTCCAGGAACTAATCTTAATGGTGTAGGTATATTTAAAAATGCTTTTGCTGGTACCTCAGGAATTAGTATAGGAACTCTTAGTGGGGGTACTAGTAATATTTCAGCTAATGCTCTTGTTTTAGAAACCCTTTCAGAAGGTGTTATTATGAACAGTTCAAGTTCATTAGCTTCTGATGGTACTTTAGCTTCTGGATCAAAAGATAATGTTCGTTTTGAAATTACAAATGCGAATACAAGTTCAGGAACATTTAACGTTATTGTTCGTAGAGGAGATGATAAAACAAATAGCAAAACAATTCTTGAAACTTGGAACAACGTTAATTTAGATCCAAACTCAAGTAGATTTATCTCAAGAGTAATTGGTGATCAAGTAATTGAATACAATCCAACAACAAATCAAATAGATATTTCTGCAGGTTCATTTACAAACCAATCAAGATATGTACGTGTTAAAACTCTTAACTATTTAACCCCAAATTATCTTGACAACAGTGGAAATCCAGTTTCAGCATATACTGCTTCAATCCCATTAAATGGATCAGGTTCATTTACAGGTGCAACTGGAGATGTAAAAGCAGGAGCTAATTTTTATGATGCAATAAATGCATCTAATACTCAAGGATTAGTAGCTGCTAATTACGATAATATGGTTAACTTGTTGTCAAATAAAGATGATTACCAATTTAACGTTTTATCTACTCCTGGTTTATTTGATGAATATCATACTTCAACAATCTCAACAATTGTTACAAATACTCAATTACGTGGAGATAATCTATATGTTGTAGATACTGTTGGATATAGTGGAGGAATAACCGATGCAATATCTCAAGCTTCAACTCGTGATACTTCATATGCTGCTACTTATTGGCCTTGGGTTCGAGTAATTGACCCAGGAACAGGAAAACAAGTTTGGATTCCAGCTTCAACATTGATTCCAGGAGTTTATGCTTACAATGATAGAGTAGCTGCACCTTGGTTTGCACCAGCAGGTATTAATCGTGGTGGTTTGTCTACAGTATTAAAAGCAAAAGTAAAATTAACTCAAGGAAATAGAGACGAGTTATACGAAAACAATATCAACCCAATTGCTACATTCCCTAAAACTGGAATTTCAGTATTTGGTCAGAAAACATTGCAAAAAGGTGCTTCTGCTCTTGATCGTGTAAATGTTCGTCGTTTAATGATTGAATTGAAATCATATATTACTCAAATTGCAGATACATTAGTGTTTGAACAAAACACAATTGCTACAAGAAATAATTTCTTAAGCCGTGTTAACCCATATTTAGAAGCTATCCAACAAAAACAAGGTTTGTATGCTTTTAGAGTAATCATGGATGAATCAAACAATACCCCAGATGTAATTGACAGAAATCAATTAATTGGTCAAATTTACGTTCAACCATCTCGCACAGCAGAATTTATAGCACTAGACTTTATCTTATTACCTACGGGAGCTCAATTCCCTGGGTAATAAGTTAGAAAAATTAAATACGTATAATTGAATATTAAAACAAAATAACAAATGGCAATCTTAGATCCGAACGAAATATTTTACACTGCGTTTGAACCAAAACAAACCAACCGTTTTATCCTTTATATTGATGGTATTCCTTCATATATGATTAAAGGAATGGGCGCTGTAACATTATCCCAAACTGCAGTTGCTCTTAATCACATCAATATTCAACGTTATGTGAAAGGAAAAACAACTTGGGGAACTATCCAGTTTACATTGTTTGATCCAATCACTCCTTCAGGTGCACAAGCAGTAATGGAATGGGTTCGTTTACACCATGAATCAGTAACAGGTCGTGACGGTTATTCTGATTTCTATAAGAAAGATTTAACTGTTAACATTTTAGGCCCTGTAGGTGATATTGTTTCAGAATGGGTAGTTAAAGGAGCAATGATTACAGAAGCAACATTCGGTGATTTAAACTGGGATGATGACGGAACTGCAGTAAATATTAACATGACTGTACAACCAGACTACTGCGTATTGAACTTCTAATATTTTAGGTTAAATAATAAAAGTAAGAGCTCCAATTTTTATTGGGGCTTTTATTTTTCTTTGGTTATTTAAAATATTTTTTTATATTTAATGTCAAATTTATAGCTATGAAAATTTTTAAAAGTCTTTTATTTACACTATTAACTACTTTTGTTTATAGTCAATACTGCCCCTCTCTAGGCCCAGATCAATTTTTACCATGTGGTATATCATCTACTACTTTAACCGCAGATTTTTCCCAATGTACTCCTGGTAGTAACCCAAATTTAACAACAAATTACGGAGTTACAAATATTCCATATACTGCCCAAAACAATACAGGAACACAGTTATTTATGTCTGATGACTCTCAACAAGGACCATTTAACATTGGATTTACATTTTGTTTCTTTGGACAAACCTATAACCAATTTTGGGTAGGTTCAAATGGATGGATTTCTTTTTCTGCAGGCCAACCAATAACATTTACCTCAGCTACAATACCATCAGGTGCAGCAACAGTTCCTAGAAATTGCATTATGGGACCTTGGCAAGATTGGCATCCTGGTGTAGGTGGACAGATCAGATATCAAGTACAAGGAACAGCACCTTGTCGTAAATTAGTAGTAAGTTGGGTAAACATGCCTATGTTTTCTTGTACAAATTTGCAAGGTAATTTTCATATTGTAATATATGAATCAACAAATATTATAGAAAATTATATTCAAAATAAACCAAATTGTTTAGCTTGGGCTGGAGGAACAGCAGTACAAGGTTTACATAATGCAGCTGGTACAGTTGGT